CAGACATAGTCGGGGACGTTGTGGCCCAGTATCTAAAGCTTGCGAAGGGAAAGAAATCGCTCGTATTCGCGACCGATGTCGAGACCGCGTTCGACATGGCGGACGCTTTCAAAGCTCAGGGCGTGCGCGCCTTGGCGCTACACGGCGGGACCGACTCGGCCGAACGGGAGAAAGGGCTGGAGCTTTTCGAGGCGCACGGCTACGACGTGCTCGTAAACGTGGACCTATTCGACGAGGGGTTCGACGTGCCCTCCGTTGAGTGCGTGATCATGGCCCGCCCGACTATGTCGATCATCAAATTTTTGCAGCAAGCCGGGCGATCGCTTCGCGTGCTCAAAGGCAAAGACAACGCGATCATAATTGATATGGTCCGCAACTGGGAGCGCCACGGCCTCCCATCCTTTCCGCGTACGTGGACGATCGACGGCCGTCCGAAGGGAGACGCAAAGGCGAGAGACGCGGAGCCGTTGAGCTTGTGCCTTGCGTGCACTCAACCCTTTCCGGCGTACCTTAAAGCCTGCACACTTTGCGGAGCCGAACGCGTGCCCGCTGGGCGTAGCGCGCCCGACCAAGTAGACGGGGATCTGTTCGAACTGGATGTGGCGGCAATGCAAGCGCTTTTTAAGAAGATCGACGCGGCGAACATGAGCGACGAGGACTACCAGCGCGATCAGATCTCCCGCGGGATCCCGGAGATAGGACGCGGCCCCGACTTAAAGCGTTACCAGGCGGCCAAGTACCGGCGCCAAGTGCTCGACAATTTGATCGGCTGGTGGGTGGGCTCTCAGCCTAAAGATCGGGAGCTCGCGGAGATACAGCGCCGATTTTACGCCCGCCTCGGCGTCGATATGGCGACCGCTAAGACGCTGAACGCGGCGGACACGGACGCGCTGATCGAAAAACTTAAAAATAATTTCACAAAGGACTTGCATTAGTGCGCGAACGTGTGCATAATGGTCTCACTAACTAAACAGAAGGGCGACAAAATGAACACTTACCAAAATAACTATTTAATGGCTAAAACTCTAAGACTTGCAGCGTTTGACGCGTTCACGGACGAGGGCACGGACGCAGAGTGGGACGAGTACGAAGCCCGCCAAGCGCTTGAAGCCGAAGCGGCCGATCAGCTTATCGCCTGGGCGCGCACCGTTGCTCTGGCAATGGCGGGACCGGCGGATCGTGTGTTGCTTGAGAGGTTGTTCGCTAAAGCTGCAGACCGTAGAAACTACGACGCACGCCGCAAGGTCTTAGAAATGACGTTAAGACTAGACGCAAGGTAGGCGCCAAGTTTTGATCAAGCGTCGGCCTTTCTTCCGGCGCTCATAGTCACAAAATATTACACCGCCGCGCGCTAGTAAGTGCGCTATAAGTTCTCGCACGTCGGAGCGGTCGATCTTATAGCGCAAGGCCTTTACCACCACCGTGTCGCCCTCGTAGACTAAAACACAAACACTTGAGAACGTGATCCCGGTCTCTTTAAACCGGTAGATCTCGATCGTGTCTGTTAGCTTTTCCGCCGCCACTTATAAAAGAACGGCAATAATGATCAACGCGATACAACCAAGAGGAAAAAGCGGGAAGCGGCGATCGCTTGCGCGCATGGTCACACCTCTTTCTTGTCTAGGCCGAGACGGCCACGGATCGAGCTTATCCATTTTAAATTCCTTGTTTTAATGTCTTTACACTCGGGGCGCTTGATGATCTTAGCGTCCCATATTAAGTCGCACCGAGCGCACTTCATACGGCCGTTAGTGCGTTGAGCCTGACATCGCATAAGCGATCGCCTCTTGTCTTAGCCCCTCGTCGGCCTTCTCGGCGTGTTCGTCACGAGCCAGCAGTCCTTGCGCTACTACGTTTAAAACTCTTTGCTTGACCGCCGCGCGCATAAGCTCCCGGCGGAGTTGTCCCATAGTCCCGAAGTGATACTGGATCGCCGGGCCTTTGATCGATATGGCCGCCGCGATTGCTTCTCTCGTTACGCGCGTGTAGTGCGTCGAGCTTGCAAGCAATAGCGCGGCGGCTATTATTTCGTCCTTTCGAACGTCGGGTTTTAGTCTTTTAGTTTTCATAGACCCATAAATTAAGGTTTATTTTCTAACTTGTCAACTATATTTTTGATCGAGCCTCCGCGATCGCGTGATACGCCGGATCGATCTCCCAGCCTATGAACGGAAAGCCCTCCAGGGCGCACGCGCGAGGCGTTGAGCCGCTACCGACAAAAGGGTCGGCGCATAGTCCGCCCGGAGGCGTTACCAGGCGCACAAGCCATCGCATGAGCTCGGTAGGCTTGACGGTCGGGTGAATGTTACGACTCCCGCCTGTGCGACCCGCTCCAGCTCTTGGTGAGTTTAGGCCGTCGGATCCTTCCGTGCGTTCGGTGCACTCGCCCGCCGTCGCCATGTTGAACAACTCGAGACCCGCTTCGCGATCGGCTCTTGACGCCTTGGCGTGGTAGAAATACGTCGCCATCGGCTCGGGTAGCCCGCCGTCGTGCCATACGTTACCAGGCCAGCGGCCGTTTTTGACCTCTCCAGTCGGAACAGCTACCGACTGATGCCCCATACTCAAACTTTGTGACTTTCGGGTACCTCCGACCGACTTTGAAACGTGCGACTCAAAATCTCCTGTCCGACAGCCGTCAATATTTAAAGCCCCGCAGCCGTGCGTCATAATGTTGTTAGCGTATGTCCCGTCTAGCGGCTTGCGGGCGAATATGATAGGCTCGTGGCACGGCTTGAGGGCAGTGCCAAAGCCCTTCACCATTCCCTCGGGAGCAAACGGTTTACCGCACCCGTCGCAACTATCCCCCACTCTCTTTTCTTGTGGCTTCCGTTGCATGGCCACATCTCCAAGTTTTCCGGCGCATTGTTGCTCGGGTCGTGGTCTATGTGATTGACTACTTCTTTCCGCGACATTAGCCTCCCACACATGTTCGCCATTACTTCCCGATGCTGCATTATGTACCCGTCTTTTCTCGCCATCGGTATAAGGTGCCGTGGTGCTCGAATATAGACCACGCCTATGTAGTTCCCTTTCTTTTTGAACATCGTAACACCGCCCTTCCACGCGGGGTTTCGACACCCTTGTAGCTTTGGGTTCGGACCCCGTGCGCCTTTGTTCAAATGAACTTTGTTGCGACAAGCACGGCTGCAAAACTTCCCTTGATTCGCCAGCAAAGTGGACGGCCTCCGATATATCGGGATCCCGCACAGGTCGCAGGTCGTGTTCGGGTATCTTTTCGTCATTGGTAGTTTGGCTCTGGTCTATCTCAACACCGCAAGTGTCGCACGCGCAGAACTGTTTTTCAATACTTAAACTCTTAGGAAACCCAGTCGAGTAGAGCCAGTGACCCATGTCGAAGATCTCGAAGCCCGCCAAGCGGAGAGACGTCGCCATAAGGTCAACGGTTCGCGACCCGGCGAAGACCGCCGCAACGCCTCCAGGCTTTAGGATCCGGTAGGCTTCCGCCCAGGTAGCCGGACCAGGCACGAACGAGTCCCAGCTCTTGCCCATGAAGCCAGAGCCGGTCGCGTTGTAGTCGTCGCCGTTAAGCCAGTGTTTTAGCACTTCGCGCATGTTCGGCGACTTGCTCAGGCCGTAAGGCGGATCCGTGACGATCGAATGAACCGAGTTCTCCGGCATGTAGCGCATGCCCGCGCGGCAATCGCCTAGTAGAATAGTCATTCTCCTTTCACCGCCTTTTCGATTGCTTTTAGTCGTTTAATCTCGTCGGCTATCCGCTTCTCCAGCACGTCAAGCGGCGCGCCTTTAAGTTCTAGCGCGTGGACTATCCGCGCAGCGAAGCCGCCGAAGTCTAAAGTCGTTTTGTCTAACTGCTTTTCGAGGTTTACGATCTTGAGCGCCAGGCGCTTAAACTCCGCGCGTCGTTGTGTTGGTGTCATAATTTTACAGCTCCAGTGCTAAAACAGGCGAAGCCGCCTGCGCGATTGATCAGCGTGGCCCATGCCGCCTGCGCCGCTTCGTGATCGTCGTTTGGGTTAAAATGCCAGCCAGGTTTCTTGACCTCGACGCTCCCGAACTGGGCGATCGTGGTCCCGACGTGGTGCTGCTCGATCTTGCGCGGTATGGCTAGGATCAAATCGCCGCTTTTAAACTTGGCGTTTAGTTGGTGGCTATCGTTTGCGAGTCCATAGCGGATCGGCGGCTTTTCAACGATAAAGCGAAACGAGCACTTCGGACAGGCGTGCGTCTCTTTGGTTTTAGTCGCGCCGACGTTATTCCGCCAACTGAACGCGCCCTGAGAGCCGATCGACTTGCGCGCCTCGTTTTGTGCCCATGCCTCGCTCTTGCCGTTCGTCTCGGCGTGCGCGTCGACGGTCAAAAGCTCGTCAAGTTCTCGCGCCGCTTCCGGCCAGCGCGCCCGCCACTCAGACCAGCGCATAAAATACCGCCAGCCATGCCGCTTTCGATTGCTCCGCCGTCCAGCGTCGCACCGTGAAGCCGTACGGCTCGACGTGCGGAAAGTGTTCGAGAGTGGCCCCGAAGCTTTTCGCCTCAGTTACCAGCATGCGCAGATCAGCTTCGCGGACGAGCTCGTGGCGCGTCTCGACGCCCCAGCGCGCGTCGACTTGCTTTAGATATTGCGCCTCCAGTTCTAGCGCCCGCGCGCCGAGGTATCCCTTAACCGCGCTTGTTATGTCGCCGGTCCATACCTCGCAAACGTCATGCATGAGTCCCGAGAGCTTGAGGCCTTGCGGGAGTTGTTCGGCTACGTGGACGCTATGCTGGGCGACGTTATACGCGCCAAAGCCGCCGTTGTATCGGTTAATGTGTGCGAGGTGGTGTGCGATGGTCTCAGGCGTTATTTTGTCGCCTATCCAGCCGCCGACGGGGTGGATCGAGAAGTCGCCGAGCATATTCACTGACATGTTAACTTCTCCCAGGCTATCGCGTACCCGATCCGCTCCGCCTCGATCTCCACCGCTAAGCGGTAGCACTTCTCGGGGTACATCAACGCCTCTGATCGCATTTCTTCGCGCAGCTCCGCGGACGTGATCTGTTTAACGACGGTACGCAGGCCGAAGCCAACAAGAGGCGCGATCGCCTCAAATGTGACCGGCTTCCCGGCCGCGTGCAAGACTAAAGCCGCTTGCACTATGGTTTGTCTTTTATTCATTTTAACGCCCTTATAAGTGCGTCGCGCGTGGCGACAGTTATCCCAGGCGACACGCTTTCGCGGTTCCCGGCTATGTTTAAAACTTCGATATTCTCGACAAACTCCCGGACCGACTTCTCAAAGTGGGAGCCGACGATCGGGTACAAAAAAATTGGTTTATTAAATCGGTTACAAAAGTCGATCGTTTGTTTAGTCCCCGCGCTTTCGAAGTCAGTCGCGAAGATGATCGTCGCGTCGGAGTTGATCACGTTGTTCATAGTGCGCTCGGTGTATTGGTAATTGGCCCCCTCGTGGAGCCCAAAGCGGTCGCGGAGTATGATCTGGCGACCGTTCTCAGTGCGAAAGCCGCGAGCCGCTTCGCCGCCGGTCTGAATGCCTAGCGCCTCGGCGGCGAGTAGGCCGCCAAGGTCCGCGCCGGACTGTCCGCCGCTGATTATTAGTTTTAGCATGACAGCGCCTCCTCGGTTACTTGAGCGGCAAACGCTACCATTTCGGCTAGTCGGTTGCGTAGCTCGTCGTTAGTCTCCAGTTGTGCGACTAGCGCCGAAAAGCTGATCCCGGATTTATCAGACAATAAGCGGATCGCGTCTCCGAGCGCTAAGGCTTGAAAAGCGGGACTTGCTGCGACTGTAAAAGCTGTTACGTTCATGTTGTGCGCCCTGTTTTTTAGTTAGTAAAGCCATGTTACGCGCAAGCGCGCACAGGTGCAAGCTTTATTTTAAATATTTTCGCGTCTCCAGCCTAGAGCGATCAGCGCTTTAGCGTCGAGGCCTTTCGCCATGTCGGCGCGGAGTGTTGCGGCCTGCGATGGTCGGAGCTTCGAGGCGTTGGTCATGCCGTGGATACAGTCGATCGGGTTGTACCAGAACACGATCCCGCGATCGATGTGTAGAACTTCGACGTCCGTCCGGTCAAAGCTTACGACCTGGCCGACGTGTGGGAAGGGCTTCGCGCTCTCGGCTTTAGGCACAAAGACAGCCATAGTCGTGTGCACCCAAACGCGATCGAGGATCGTGATCTCGTTATGCACTAAGCCGGGGATCGTCAGTTTGTCCGCTTGGCTATGCGCTATCGACTGCAGACCTTCTAGGTTATCGACGTTATACCGTACGCCGTTGATCACGATAGGCGCCCATATTGCCTTCTCGCTTATATGTACTAAATAGAATAGTGCACGGTTTATTGTGATAGTTTTCATTGGTTGTTCCTTATTTATATGCGTGCGGGCATTAAGACAACGGTCACTTTGTGCGCGCCTAACGTCCTAACGAACATAAAGCCGTTAAAATCGTGAGACGTGAACTCCGCGAAACCGACTAAGCGGCTTATTGACTTAGCCAGCGACGCCAGCAGGACGAGGTCGACGCCTTGCGCGTTAGCGGATCGCGTCTTATCGGTTCGCGCGTTGATCACTCGGCTTGTGTCCGGGAACTTCATGTCTACGAGGTCGATCGGGTAATCGTCCAGGTACACGCCGCCAGATGTAACGAGCACGGTCGGAGGTTTCTTGTAGCTGAAAAGCTTTAATATTCTGCGCAGGCTATCGCCGCACGCCGTCAGGTCGGTATCCTGAGGACAGTCGATCTCTGATGTAGTGGTCCGAACTTCGAGGAGCGCGTGGCCACACGTCGCGGTAACAGTTACGGCGTCGTCTCGTGTTCTGCGAAAGTTGACGCCGTGGGGTTGTGGGCGCGGCCCTTTCTTCGGTGTGACTTCAAGCATCGAGGTTAGAAGGCTAAAAGTGTTTATTTCTTTCATGCCGCAAGCCTCCGAGCTAACCAGCGACGCGCGCCAGCTTCGGTCTTGAAAGTTTTTGAAGCGGAGAACGTCATAGCTAAGAACGTGCCGTCGTTAAGTGGGTATACGCCTTGTGATTGTTTCATTTTTTCGCCCTTTCGTTTAGTTGTTGAGGCTATTATGCACGCTTGCGCGCTATAGTGCAAGCTTTATATTCAAAATATTTGCCCCCCGTAGGATCGTCTTTCTGCTCTCGGGTCAAATACCCTTTACGTCGGCACGTCTCCAGCGTAGAGAACGCGCTCTGGACGCTCGTCTTATACCGCGCAGCGACGATCGCCGTCGTGACTGGATGGACGGCCGCCGAGAGTATGATCGCCGCTTGGCGCTTGCTTACCATCAACTCGCGAGCGGCTTCCGGGTGGAGTAGTATGTATCGCTTTAGTTCTTCGGTCATTTGTCGAATGCCCCTATAATTTTGATCCCGTCGTAGCCCGTCGAGACGGTCCCGTCGATCTTAATGCTACCGTTAGCCCGGACAGGCGTCCCGAGTAGCGTCCTTTTAAATGAGCGTAAAAAGCTATTTCGCCCCGGTAATTTGATCCCGGCGTCCATACAATAAAGCCTATAAGCGTCATAAACGGCGGCGGAGTGGCACCGGTGTTCGAGTCCTATCTCGCAGCGCTCCGCTATAAATTCGCGTAAAGGCTGATTAGCGTCGCGCATATCGGTCTCGGCTTCTCGTGTTGTGGCGGGCGTTGTGAAGCGCTTCGTATGTAGCAAGCGGATCAAGCCGTCAAGCGCCCACATTGCCACACCTTCGGCCTCAGTCGCTAAGCGGTCGGCTAGTGTCGGATCCTCGATGCCCTCAAACGAGCGATCGAAGTGTAAGACGTGCAAACGGTTGGAGCTTGCGCCGCTATCGTCGATCAGAGTTGGGACGCCGTTGCAGCCGATCAACATTTTGCAATGTGGGCGCCCCACCCATGGATCCTGATTATGCAAAAGCGGGATCGTTAGCTCCTCGTTACTCGCGATCTTATTTAAGACGCCGATCGTCTCCGCTATGAGTTGACGCTGGGGTGGCTTCGCCTCTTTGTCCATCATTACATCATAATACCGGAACGCGCTCTGGATCTTCCCGTCGCTCAGCTTCGCGAACGTAGTCTGGCCACAGATCGCCATGCCGAGGATCGACTGTATGACCTCCAAAATTACGCCCTTTCCGCCCCGCGTTACGCCGTCAAAAGCGATCGACTTTTGGATCCCCAGGCTATCGCGGACCATAGTCCAGCCGATGATCTCTTGAAGTAGGGCGATCCGTTCTTGACCGTCCGCACTCCCGCCAAAAATTCGCCCTAAAAACTCAAACCATTGAGGGCACGAGGCTTTCGGATTAAATGCGGTTGTTAGCGTGCCCGTGTTGCGGTTGTGGGGGTGGTGCGGCGATAGACTCCCGTCGGCGGGGTTAAATACCCCGTTACTAAAATACACGAGCTTATCGCGTGCGGCGGCCGGACTTGAAGGCGCTAGTATTTTAAGCGCGGCGACGGTCCCGGAGACGTTCGGCGTCTTGCTTTGCCCTGGGTGTAATGCTAGATACGTGATCAGCTTGAGACGGTCTTCGTCTACGCGGTCCCAGCTTATCCCCGACCACCAGCGGATCGTCCCGTCGATAGTCGCGAGGCGCCCCTGGAAAACTTCTTTAAGCATTATATACGCGTTGTCGCCATGGTCTCCGCTCGCGCCGCCGATCCGTTTGCTTGGGATCTGGTTGACGTGGACCACGTCGGGGAGCGGGACCACAAGGCCTTCGTGCTTGGCTTTCGCTGGAGACTCTAAGAGCTTTCGGACTGCAGGCGTTAAGACTCCTGCCGCTTTGAGTTGTGCGGTCAGCTCAGCGAGCAAAAGCGCGCGCTGTAACTCGTTTCCGCCTTCGGCTTCGATACGTGTTAGCAGTCCCTCGGTGCGCCCCGTGTCGCCCCCAAACTCTAGGATCGTGTCTTTGAGCCGCATAGTCTGCTCGGGAGCGACAGCGGTCCGCGCGAAAGCCTTCGCCGTATCGACGCCAAGGGCGAAAGTTCGATCGCCGTGCGCCCGGCTAAAGATATTAGGCTGGCCGTCAAGGTGGATGATCCCCACGACAGCGCCGCCCCTATAATCGGGCTCTAAGGGGTCTAAGCACTTGCGTCCGTGGTACGTGTGGCGGTCCGCTAGCAGTTGTTCGACCGTGACCGTCGTCTTGTCGTCTAAATGGATCGGATAGTTACCACACAAAACGCCGTGAGAGTCGGCGACGTTTAGCAGGTCGGCCGCTTCCTCTGGAGTAACCCCCCATTGTTCGGCTTTTGCGTGCGCGTACTCAGTGCGAACGCTAGCGGCTTCTCCGGTTGCGTCGTGTTTAGCTCGGGCCACTAACTCGAAGAACGCCCGATCCTCGGCGTCGCTTAGGTCCGGGATCGCTTGCGTAGTATCTACCGGCGGCGCATTGTTGATCATGGCGGGGGTAGGGTAGCGAGCGAGGCCAGGACCACAGATAGCACCGGCCGCAAAGTCTAGGCGGCTAGGTTGCCATACGCTCCCGTCGATAGCCGATCGAGTCAGTAGCGAACCGCTCGACGAAACCTCGATACGGCCAAAACCCGCAAGCCATAGGCGCTTAAATAACACTTCACCCGCGCGCTTGATGTCGGTCGCCCGCTTAACATGCACGTAAACCCGTTGACCCGAAACGCCGATCAACTGCTCGCCGGTCGTCGTGTCAACTATACAACTGGAGGCACTAGGACGCCAAGCCCAGCCGCCCGCAAAGAGCAAAGGCGCCGCGGTCGCTAGTTGTGCGATCAAATGCTCCCGGCTCAATGCCTCGCGGCCCTTGTCGGGGTCATAGTCGAGCATTAGCACGCCGTCGGCGTTGTGCCAGTTAAAAAACTTGTCAGAACGTGCAACGGCCCCCGCCGTCTTGCTTAGGTCTTCGGCGCGTACTACCGCCACGTCGACCAGATCACAAACGCCATAGCCTACCGCCTGCGACGGCGCGAGACTATCCAGCAGGTTAACCAGATCAGCGACGTTCGCGACGTCTACGCGCTCGGCGCGCCCCTTGCTCATGTTCGCGCTGGTGGACGTGACCAGCTCCCCGTTTTGTATATCTATTCGTTTAGATAGGACTCGCGGCTTCTCAGAAGTAAAACGAGTTAATAGCATTCAAAGTGCCCCGCGTCGATGATTGTCGAGAAGTTACCGCCCCACGCCCAGCGCTTGCCATACTCGTTAGCCGCAGTCGCGAAGCACATCGCAATAAGTGCGAGGCTCCCCGCGTCATAGTCGGCCCGCCCGTCGATATACGCGAAGAAGTCAACAGCGAAGCCGCTCTGGTGCGCGCTTTCGACTATGTAGCCGTCCGCGTGGGTTATGATCGCGCCGGGCGTCGTGCGCCCTTGTTGCCATTTGGCGTTCTGCTCCGGGGCCGTTCGACGTCCCGAACTTATGCCGAAGTCGGGGCGCGATAGCTTGCGGCGGTTCATTATGGCGATCGCTCGGTGGCAAATGCGCTGCATTACCGGGTCAAGTGTCGCTATGTTCTCTAGGCTTGTTTTACCGTATTTAATCATTTCATGTTCTCCGGTTTAAGTAGTCTCTCGCCGCACGCGGGGCAAGCGCAAAAGGCGACCCAGTTGTGATCCTCAAAGGCGAACAGGTCCTCGCGGACCTCCCCGTGGTCGTCTATACACCGGCAGTCGGAAGCAAAGGGCAGCTTTTCAGCGTCCAGCACGATCGCGCAGTTATCGCAGCTTATTAGGATCATTAGAACATTCTCCAGGTTGTTTTTATCATATCGACAAGCAAATAGGCCACGATAGCAGACAAAGCCGTCGGACTGGTAGGGTCGTCATATATTGAGATAATAAGCGCTAAGGCTAGCGCGACTTTAGCAAAGCGCAAGGGCGCTAATTTATTTTTGTTCACCATCGTTCTCCGTTTTGCCTAAAGCGCGGCCATTAGCTACCCTTACGACGCGCATTGAGTCCATCGACCCTTCGCCGTCCACCTGGTAGGGAAAAGTCGGGCCAGTGTCGAGCCGTTCCCCCAGTAGCGCTGCGCCTTCGAGGGTCATATTACCCTCGCCTTTGAACGACGCGATCTCGTCTATCTTATGGAGTACGGATCCCATGAGGGAGTCGCCGCGGCTATTAGTTGCCACGATAGCGTCGGCGAACTGATCGAGCAAGGCCTTGTCGAACCATTCGTGGATCTTCCGCCCTACATCGAGAGGCGCTTCGATCTCTAGCTTTACTCTGGCCTCCCCGGGTAGTCGTAGAGTTCTATGTATCGTATAGCGTGTCATTTTAAGAGTTCCTTTTGTTGTGTTTTGGTTATTAGCTTTAAAATCTTTGGGTTCTCACTAATGCCGATAAGGTCACAAAGCCTTACATAAGATCGGCCGTCGTCTAGTTGTTCAATGACGAGGCCTTGCTCGACAAAAGTCGATAAGGCCATAAGGTAGCCTTGACCTATTAGATCGGCGGCCGTTTTGGTCCGTACCACCGCCTCACCTTTTGAGTTAATCCGTGCCATATTGTCGCCCGTGGAGTATAGTTTATAGGGTGTAAATTATGCGTTATTTTCCACAATGTCAACTAATTTACGCGGCATCAAAAAAAAACTACCAGCACAAAAAGCGCGTTGGGGTAAAAAACTTACCATAGGCGAAAAGGGCAAAAAGTAGTAGTTATTTCGCTGCATAGTTTTTATTTGGCGCTGGAGGCGATCGCTGGAGGCCGTAAGTCTAAAGGCTTATAGTTCTTTTAGTTGTTTTTATTTAAAAAAGTAAATAAATAGAAAGAAAGGGTAAGAGAGAGAGTAATAGGGCTATAGTAGAAATATAGAAAGATATATAGGAAAAAAAACTAAAAACTACCTTTTTGGAGGTGAACATGATCGACATCGACACGAGAGACGCGAAGGCGTTCGAAAGACAGCTAAGAGAGATAAAAAGCAAGGCGATCCCGTACGCGATCCGCTCAACACAAAACGGGCTAGCGTTTAAGGGGATGCAGCTCGCAAGAGAGACGGTAAACGACAAAATGATCACACGGAATAAGTTCGCAATTCAGAGCATACAAGTTGATAGGGCGAGACCTGGCCAGAATTATTCGGTATTAGGCTCAACACAAGACTTTATGAAAACTCAAGAGTTCGGCGGCGTGGTGCGCGATCCTACCATTACCACACAGTACGCCAGCGGCGAGGGGATAGGCAGCAGCTCCCCACGTAAGCGCCTTGCAAGCAAAGTTAACAGCCTAAGAGCGATCAGGCTCAAGAGTAAGGCCGCAAAGGGCAAGAGCCGCAAACAGCGGAACCTAATAAAGATCATCGACGCGGTTAACTCAGGATCAAAGTTCATATACCTAGAGACCGAGAAGACCAAAGGGATCTTTAAGGTCGTCGGCGGCAAGAAGAACCCAAAGAAGGGCGGGCCCAAAGGCGCCAAGCTTCGCATGGTGCACCGTACAGACATCAAGGCCGTTACGATCAAGTCTAACCCATGGCTACAGCCCGCCGTTGTTAAGTTGGCGCCGTTCGCACAAGGGATATATTCGAAGGCGCTGCAGTACCAGATCAACAACGTCCGGCGCTAGCGCGTGCAGCTCTCACAGGCCGCGTGGCTCGTGGCTTGCAGGGGCGCACCGCTACAGGCCGCGTGGCTCGTGGCTTG